GGAGTAAATAGTATTGTCTTTCCAGAATCGGCCTCTTGTAAAGTAGCACTTGCAGTGAGGTTTTTGATTCCCCCACTTGTTCCGCCTAAATAAGGTCTAGCCATAATTAACCTCCTTTATGAAATTTCAAAGAGTTTATGACTTTCAATCAGCGTTACTCCAATACCTTCATCAGACATATACTGATCCTTGACACCATCGTAAGCATCATCTGTTAAGATGTTAGCTTGGAACTTTGGCGCCCTGTATTGAGCATGGAACAGATTCTCATCCGATACAATAAGCATAGTCTTATTATATGCCTGACGTAGAGCCGGAGTTGGAATCAACTGCAACGCACCGTGAGGTGTCTCAAGAACTCTGTAGTTAAAACCAAGAGAGTCACGTTTCATGTCGCCAAGGTTTACTGTCCAACCAGAGTTACCTGCCATACCTGAAGAACCAGCCATCTTAGACCAGTAACTCAAAGCACCTGCACCACAGAAAGCACGTTTCACACCCGCTTCGGGAACATACTGGAATACCTTTTCCATATCGTCCACGAAATCACTATATGAATATGATGCTTCTGTTATGGTGAAACGACTTTGATCTGCACCAGATGCAGCACCGTGTTTTTCAATTGCTGGGATAATACCCATTGTTGTACGCACTTGATTGCTATTCGCATCTGTTAGATCATCGTCAGAAAAGGCACCGCTTGTATGGATCGGTGAACGACCAAATAAGAATGCACGTTCTTTCTGAATCTTATGTTCCTGTGATTTCTGGTCACGAAGCCTAGCCAATTCAGATGATTCACCACGTAAAGCAGCCGCAAGGAGTGTCCCTGTGATCTGCAATGGTGTTTTGAATATCTGACACTGGTTATAAACTACTGCCAGTTCATCTGACCATGCAGTCCCGGCTACGGTACCCTCACCGTATGCGTTACCAACAATGACCAAATAGTCACCAGATTGAGTAGTCCAACTTGCTTCACCTGCGTTTTTAACCACCCAAGCATTAGCACTGGTACTTGTCACAATTCCAACACCACGTTTTGTTGAACCTGGGACTATACCATCCCACACTTCAAACATTAGCCCAATATGGCTAGCATATGAAGTATTTCCACCTTCACCTTCAAGACCAACAATAGAACTAGCAGTTAGATTTAGCGTGTCTGCTGCATTATCTGCGGCTACTGCCTGAGCAGATGAAGTTCGGACATACTGTGTTACCCATGGATTACGATGTTCAAACATTTTAAACTGCGGATCAGCCATACCTGAAATAGTATTTTGATTGGCAATCACAGTTGTAAAAGGCGAAACGTCAGTCCATAGCTCCTTAACTACGTTTGGACGAATGTAAAAATCTCGTCTATCCGTATATAGAACCCCACTTGAAGTGAGGACTTTGGCATTACTTGCCATTTTTTATTACCCTCCTAGATACCTTTATGAAGGTATCTTTTAGTTAAACCGTTCTTTTATTTTGCATCAAGCCAAGATTGAAATTATCCTCTTCAGTATACTGGGGTTGATTTTCACCGCCTCCGACACTTGCCGGTGGTGGCATATTCACCCTATTCTGACGATTCTTCATCATCGTAGCTTTCTGCCTCGTTTCCACTTCAGCCGTACTTGGAGCATTCCTGATTCTATCTAAGGCAACAAGGTTTTCTAGGGATATACTATCGGGTGATGAGTAATACTGAATGAACTCATTTGCTCTTTCAGGTGTATACCCATATCCTTCCTGTAGATTCCGCTGCATGGCTTGTTGTTGTTGTTGAGCCATTGCTTCCTGTTGTTGTTTCTGTTGCAGTGCATACTGCCTATCCGCTTGTGCTAAACGATGTGTTTCCATGTCTTCTTGGTACGAAACCAAGTCCTCACGATAACCGTCTAAAGCATCACGGTATTTGAAACTAGATGATTCGGGGTCCATGTAGGCTTCCGATGGATCATAGTTACTTGGCTTACTAGGACGTTCTGGTTTCTTTGGTGATCCTTGAGGTTCGGTTTTACCGGAAACCCCTTGGGTATCACCAGAGAGTGATTTTGCAACATTGTCAAGAATCCAAGGGTTCTCTTCGATATGCTTTGCGATAGGCGCCACATTCTCTAAACTCTTAAGCTTCTCTTCCATTCTGTTGTACTCACTCGCCTTTTGGTCATACTTACTTTGCCAATATTCATAGCGTTCTTCCTGTGGTTCTTCCACAGCTTCTGCTACAGGTTGCGCTTGTTCCGCACCTTCATCAGCCAAAAACATTCCGCTTTCTGGATTGAAAGAGGGGTCAAATGGCTCTAATACGTCAGTCTGTTCAACTGCACCATCGTTTGTAGTTTCCTCAGCAACGATATTCTGTACTTGTTCTTCCATGCTATTCTCCTATCCGATTTGTCTATCCGACAGCAACCGGTGTTTGGGTTTCAGCTTCCGTTTCCCGTTCCATACTCAGTTGATCTCCTAACCGAGCCTCAAACAATTCCACTGCTTTAGCGGTCTTGTCACTGGATCGTCCCAACTGACGTTTAAATTTTTCTATCTCAACTCGTTTCTTATCATGGACGCTTTCACGTTCAGACGTTTGCAGATCGCCCTTGATACGTTTTAATTCTTCTTGCAACTGTTGTATCTGTTGTTGCTGTTGACCGATAATAGCCGTTCTTTCCAATACACCTTCTGTATCGGCAACTTCTGTTTGTTCCAGTATCTCAACTTGGTCAATAATGCCAGCTTGATAGAGTTGCATATAATATTCAAATCTTGCCCAACGATTAGACGGCATCGTAGAACCGCTTACAACAATTAGGTCATAGCTACCAATTGTTACGTCATTTACTCTTCCTAGTATTTCACCAGTGAAATCATCGTATATAGGTCTATTCAGAGTAGCTTCGCTTGTTCTTCCGTCTGGTTTCATAAGGCGAATCACCTTTTCATCTGTATAAGTCTGTTGGATCAACTGAACCACACTACGAGCTACCTGATTCAGCATTTCATCTATGTCATCCAACTTTGATTTGATACGTCGTTGGGCGTATTCATCAACGGCAACAGTTCCCTTGTATGTCTGCGGAGCAGCACTAGGGTCACCCTGAGATAGTGGGTGTATGCCTAAAATGTGATAGATACTTGATTTCGCATCTTCTTTATTCTTATATAATTCATTTGGCAGTGGAATCGGACCCGCTACAATAGGTTGTCCTAATTCAGGGTCATATTCGATTACACCAGTTCCAGCTCTAGACCATTCTTCTTCTAATTGTTTTCTATCCATAGACCCACGTGGTATAAGTAGCTTTGTGTTTGTGGAACTGGATGCATGGGCTATAATGAGAGATGTTAGCTTATTGATATATTCCTGTATAGGCTTTACGAAGCGTACATCACTCATAGGGTAAGGATTTCTATTATGCCTATTCATTAGCGGAACAATTGGATAGTTATCTATATCCATAATTGATTGTTCTACCATTAAACCGCCAATAGACATTATTCGCTGAATCCTATCAACCATTACTTCATTTAAGACGATAACGCCTTCTTCTATCATAGTCTCATTAGTTACAGGAGTAATGCGAGTTGTAGTACCCGGTATTGACCCCTCATGTTCTTCCCCTGGCATAATTGTAGGTTGCCCAGTCGCAGGGTCAGGCATCATGTGATATACACCGCCTGTGGACTCATATATCTGTAATAACTCCATAACTGCTTTATCGTCAGTTACGGGCTGTACACCTTGAGCAGTTTCCATAAATACTGCAGGTTCTTCAGCGAACTCATTAAATCCGTCTTCATTCATAATATTCTCTTCACCAGTAAGTGAATCAAGAATATGGAAGTATGGTAATTTTACTTTTTCATATCTATCTATTATTTCATAATGTCTGTTATTGCCATCATTGTCTTCAGTGGGGCCGACTTGCTGATCTTCTGATCCATCCCTAGATGTGGCGGGATACCTGTTATTACTTGAGCAAGTCATCATATCGTCTATTTTATCAACCACAGACGGAAATACAGTTTTAATCTGCTCTTCTGTAATTCGTTTAGCCACAATCATACAGGCAGAGTCCCTAGCGAAAGGGTCTTTGCTATTGGGGTCAAGATATAAATCAAGAGGGTCAATATTCTTAATCTTGATTTCACCTCTCCCAAAGTCCGCCATACCATCCACATAGGTTTGTAAGACTCCCATACCCTTTACATAGTAATCATCCACCACTTGTTTCAACTCTACGTTTCCATTAGATATATCCCATATATAAGCCATTATATCTGAAAAGAGCCTACCGACCTTATTATCGGAGTCATCCCTGCCTGCTGATTGAAATTTTGGTTTATTTGCGGTCAGTAGTGATTTTGCCTGTTCTACTGCCGGATATATGATATTGTCCACAATGGGGACTTGAGACCGTTTGGCAAGTACGTTTTTATGTTCCGTCTTCCATTGCTGGTTATTACGGAACTCATCGTCTTCCATGGCTTGTGTTGCCCATGTTGCCCTACCTTCGTGGTAGTTATCTAATAGGCGTTCTGATTTGGCTACTTCTGGGTGTTTTTCGTGTGGCATTAAAATTTATGGAGTGAAACTGGGGGCGAGTTTATTAAAGAGAAATCCCGATTCTCAACAGCATTTATTAAACTAATTGCCAATCACTGAATATATTATATCTTCTCTTCGATAATAACGGCACATCGTCTACTTTATGGTAAGGAGAGAATGAGCCCTTGTTTGCATAGTATAAGCCATCCAATATATCATCGTGCTTTCCCCTAGGGAACAAAAGTAACTCATCCATCAGTTCTTGTTGTTTCTGATGTATAAACATCTGCCTTTTAGCAAATATGGGCTGAAGTGACTCTAGTCTGTTGCTTTTAGAGTTTCGTGGGTTTTCCTTGATATTTAAACCCGGAATGAACAGATTTTCCTCCCTAGAGCGTTTTATGACATATTCACGAAGCATTTCCTGATAACCAACAGATTCTATCCTTGTCTTCTCTGAACGGTACCTCCTGAAGTTATTTACAATAGCTTCTGCCAGATTTAACGGTGTAGCGTGTTTTCTGTAATAAGGAAGTGAGAATCTTCGTTCCTGGTCATCAATAGCCAGATTGTAGATTACTGAATAGTCAGCGCTTCTTTTAACACTTGATGCTGGATCAACCCCCGTAAACACATTTATGGGAACTATCTCATCACAAGGTGAACCATCCAATGATGTAATCTTTAAAAAATTTTTATTATTTTTTCTGTAGAAATCACCCTCATAGAACCTGAAATCTTCCGCTTTAAACAATTGATCCTCATCACCAACTATTTCACAAGCATATTCCCTATAGAACACAGACAATCTGTTAATAGAGTCCAGTTCCTTCTTCTTTTCCAGTAATTTCTCAATACTCCACCATTCTTCCCATAATGCTATATTATTCTCAAAATCTGGCTTAAAGGTCATATTTTCCCATCCGTGCATATCTTTCAGCGTCTCCACCAGACATCTTTGGTGCTGAGGTGTACCAATAACAACTATACGCCCTTTCATGGGGTCTAACGATGGAACTGCACTTTGTAGCAGCCATCTTAGGTTATTTTCCATAGCTTCGGCTGTTTTGGTATTATTCTCGTCTTCGGGGTCATCTACAATAATAAGCGTAGGACGTTGGTTCCCTACCTTGATTCCCCTTATCTGTTGTCCCGTACCCTTGCAGATAATCATAGACCCGTCTTTTAACTCTATTTCTGATTTAGACCATATCTTTGCGCTGTGAGACCCCCAATAGCCATACAACGAACGGAATGTTTCAGAGAAATCCATAGTGTCTTTCAATAGACCCAGTAGCTTGACCGCATGATCCTGTGTTCTAGACACCAAAATTATCAGTTTCTGCCCTTTTCCGTACATAAGGTGATATAATGGGAATATACCCCCTATAATTGATGATTTGGCGTGTCCACGTGGCGCCACTATGTTCATTTGCTTTATATCGGGGTTAAGCAGTCTTTCTGCTATCTCATAATGGAATTTCGGGGAGTTTACTGCAAACATATTCGGCATACAGACTTTACCAAATAACACCATATCGTGTTTTAGCTTCTGGAGTATCTCCTTCTGCTGTTTATCAGTATCCATATACCTTTTTCTTGGTCTTTTTAGGAGTAGCTCTCTTTCTTTTACTTGGTTTTATTGGTTTTTTCTTTTTCATCAGTAATCAGACCCCATTAATCTATGTATTTCACCATCACTAACACTTAAGCCCATATCTTCAGCCACGGCAGAAAGCACGTCCATGAAAGTCAATAGCTTTTGTTCGTCAGTAGACTCTATTACGACTAGTTTTTTAAGCTTCTTTGACTTCTTCATGCGGTATTTCCTTCTTTTGCGACATTTTCAGGCTTTTCTTCTCTTCAGTTGCTATTTTATCAAGGATGGTACTGGTCATATCTATTTGAACCATATCTGTCTGCATAGATTTCTTAGGCAGCATATCCATAATCCTTACAAATTGCTCCGCACCCCTGAGAATGTTCGACGCGTCCCCGTTTGTCTTAGCAACAGTAATGCCATCCAGTATAATATCCAGTACATCACCTTGTGATATATTCCTGTCACTTAAGGCTTTTTGTATTTCTTCATCCAACATTCTCTGTATCCTTTCTTTCTTGAATAAACGCTTTGCAGTAAGGTCGGGGCGTTCCTGATCGCTCCTGTAAACATTACCAATAAGGTTCCAGTCAATCAAATGACCGCCTAGCATCATTTCAGCATAAACTTTTACTGCGTTCTTTGTTCTAGTTTTACCCGCTTCTTGCTCATCCCATGTAAGAACACCCACCTGAGAATACTGCCCCGCATTTCTATGGGGTATATACTCCAGTTTTGACTTATTCAGCCACTGCCTCCCAAATGGAAATGTTACCTGTTCTACTGTTTTGTACTGCTTACGATAAATACACTCAGAAACATACCCATCGTCACTAATACCAAAGTCACCTACCTGACATTTCCGCCAAGACTTGTATTGTATTTCTCTATTAGTTGCTTCTTCTTCGGAATACACAGGATAAGTAACATCTTTGTAA